CGGTTATCGGCATATTGCTGCAGTCTTGGCTCCCCTTCATGGTTAGTGGAACACATACGTTTCCGCTATAAGGGGGCCCTTCGTCTATTGAAGCGTCACAGCATTCCACGTTATCTACCGAGAGAATTCGGGGGAGCAGGTTTTCCGACGAATGGTTCGTTGAAAGACATTCTTTCATCCCTTCGGCCCCAATGGGCTAGGGCACTGAGAGTTTGTATTTCACAGGGCCAAGAGGCGGAAGCCTACCTTGCTCGGTTCCTCTCCGCGTGGTCATCCTCGTCGAGCTTAGTATCATTTCACGATGCTAAGTTTCTTCAAGGGTGTCAACTGGATGCTGTTGAGTCCCGAGGATACCCGAAACCGGGTGAAGGGGAAGGTTTACCTACCTTAGGTCAGCTCCTCGAGCGCGTTGCCGCCGTCTTGACAGCGGCGAAGGCTCTCTGGGAACCGACTATAAGGTACTTCCCTCTAACCCTCCCACTGTTGAAGAAGAGGCTAAACAGGTCTATAAGTGAAATTAATAGACTTGTGCCCCGGGGTCGTCTCGAAGGGCCTATGAAAGATCTGCACGCAGGTCTCGAAAAGGTCTTAGAGCGACTCCGGAGTCCCGTCTTCCGAAACAGTGGGATCGATATCCTCTCAGATATGTCATTGCGATCCACAGGTATGACCGATGGACCACAAATGCCGGCCGACTACTTAGAATTCGTGATTCTTGACGAGTTCGACCTCCTTGCTTTTGACTAAGGTGGGGACAAGAGCTCGTTTAGTGCTGGTGTGGCGAAGGCCATAGAAGTACAGTTAAGTCTTTTAGGGACTAACTAGGTACCTCCTTACACCCGTCTCAACGAAAGGACTTGTCATCCGATTAGTTGTGGGTAGCAGGTGGAGCCTGATGGCGTCTGCTGAGGCGGACATAAGTCCAGAAGGATGCCCCCCACTCGTAAGTGTATCAATGATGTTACCCCCTACCTTAATAGCGAACAGAGCTGGTGGCTCAGCGCTACTAGGGCATTTATCGGAGGTGATCGATGAAAGGGACCTAACTGAAGC